TATCCACAGTTGGAACAGCGTTTAGAGCTTGGGAAAAATTGGTCTATCTTAGAGATAGTCCGACCCGCCCAGTCTGCTTTGTATTCCAACTGGTTAACAAAGTTACCCCAACTGGCATCAGCGATATGCTTAGCTAGTTTAGGGTTTTTAATCATGTTTTTTACACGTAGCGATTCAACACAAACAACTTGGTTTTCGTTAATAAGTTTGCGAGATAACTTGTGTAAGTTATCCAATCGACAATCAGAGATTTTAGCGTGAATACGAGCCACTTTAAGCTTAGCCTTAGCACGATTAGCCGAGCCGAGTTTTTTACGACTCAAGGCGCGTTGTGCTTTGGCAAGTTTAGTGGCGTATTTAGCTGTCAGACGGGGATTGTCGATTTTGATACCGCTATCGGTAACAAACAGGTGCTTAATGCCAACGTCAATACCGATATTGCTATCAGACTTTGGCAGGATTTGATTTTCAAATTCGCACAGGCACGACACGAAGTAACGCCCAGCGCAATCTTTGGAAATGGTAATAGTGCTTGGTTCGCTTGGCAGTTGTCTCGACCAACGCACATTAAGTGGTTCTTTGCTTTTGGCAATATAGATTTTACCGTCAGTGTATTTAAACGCACTCTTGGTAAATTCAGCCGATTGCCGATGAGCTTTCTTCTTGAATGTTGGATACTTGGCGCGACCCTCAAAGAAATTCTTAAAAGCCGTTTGTTGGTGTCTAAGAACTTGTTGTGTGGGAACGCAAGAAACATCATTCAAAAAAGCAAATTCAGGTTGTTTTTTCAACTCAGTAAGCTTAGCACTTGCTTGAATATAGCCTATTTTTTCCTTGCTTTGGTAATACTTATCAGTACGCCAGCGCAATATCGTGTTATAGACAAACCGCACACAGCCGAACGTCTGAGCAAGCAGCTTTGCTTGTTCATCAGTTGGATAAAAGCGGAATCTATAGGCGCGATGTTTCATATTTCACATTTTATCATTAAAAATGTGATAGAACAATATTTAACTATCATGGTTTTTACTCAATACCCTAAAGTGCATGGTTTCCATGCCAGAAAGGACTAAAGATGAACCCTTATCTTCATCCAGCCAAGCTTATCAGCTACAACCAAACCGAGCGCACCGCGCAGATTAGCATAAAAGGCTTAACTGATGGCGAGCCTGACGGATTAACCGCCATGCTTGCTTATCCGATTGGTGATGATGACCTTGACACTGAGCGCGAGTTAAACCCTGGTGCGGATGTTTGGGTGTTTTTTGAAGCAGGTGACATGGCATCACCCGTCATTGCTTTTTATCGCAGTCATGGCGAAGGGCGCGCTGTCACCGATGTGAGGCGCATTAGGCAGAAAAATATTGAGCTTTTAGCGCGCTCGACCATCACGATTGACGCAAAAAACCTTGTCGATGTTAGAGCGGATAAAATCCGCTTAGAGGCTAGTAATATTGAGTTTATTGGTGACATTGCCCACACCGGCAACCAATCCACACAAGGCTCAGTAACCGCATCGGTTGACGTAAAAGCGGGTAGTGTATCATTAAACAAACATACCCATGGCGGCGTTGTGGGTGGCAATAGCAATACCAAACGGCCTAACTAGGAAAAAAAGATGAACCTTGGAAAATTTTTAGCCAATACTTTAATCACTCGCCGAGAAGATGCGCGACAAGAAACATTGCCAAGTATTCATCGTGATGTCGATGAACGCTATGACGCATTAACGCAATTTGAGCTTGGTACTTACGCCACCAAAGAAAACGCCAGGCGCACCCGCAAAGACATTTATACGCTATGGGAAACCATGCAACAAGACCCACAGGTCGGTGAAGCGCTGGGATTGCAAGTAACCGCCGCTTTAGGTGGTCATGAAACAAATGGTGATGTGATATTTATAACCCCACATGAACGGGTGCGCGGCAAAGGTAGCAGAGCTAAAGCATTGCGCGAGAAAGTAGAGCGCGAAGCTAAATTAATCACGCCGCTTTTAAATCAAAACGCCTTTATGCTGTCCAGGCAAGCGATTGGTTATGGTGATAGTTATGCCCGTATTTATACCTACAAGCGCGATGGCGTGGTTGACCTGATGAATAGCGAGCATACCGCGCCGCCGTTAATTCAGTCATTTGAGCAAGGCGGGCGCACTATTGGCTTTTTTTGCTTGGAAATGGATAACTGGACAAGGGTTGTTTCAAAACTAACCCCAAACGAATTACTACGCATGAAGATGCCTAGAATTATCCCAGTACCGCAGATACCAATGGCTGAATGGCTTAAAACCATAATGCTAGAATACGACATACAGACCGATATGCCGATTGTGCCATCCGCGGTAGGCGGTTCTTTCTTGTATCAAGTCGAGGAACCCTGGAAAAAGGTTATGCAGAATTTATTGGCGATGAATAATCAACAAATTGCCGATAGCGTCAAGCAAACTTTTTTAACAGTGAACATGGAAGGGATGCCACCTAATCAGCAGAAAAAATACAAGCAAGGCTTGGTTAAGATGCTGCAAGGCTACCGAGACAGAGTAAAAGCGGCATTTGATGGTGGCGAGGAAATCTATGCCACCAATTACCATATTGTGCCAACTTGGGGCGATAAACAAACTATCAATAGCCTTGGTGACTTAGGCGGTGGCCGTCAAATGCCATTGAACACAGAAGTTTTGATGATTAACCTTAGACGCCTAGCGGGTGGCTTGGGAACCGACTTATCACTCATAGGCTGGGCGGATATGTTGGCGGGCGGGCTTGGTGATGGCGCGGCATTTCACACCTCAGCGCAAATCATGCGCCGCTCGACATGGATTCGCCAATCGCTTATTGATAGCTACGATAAGCTCATGGCGCAGCATTGGGCGATTAAGTACAACGAGTATTTTAAGGATGGCGATTATCCTTGGCAGTTTGACTTCTATAGCGACCAAAGCGCGGCGGCAACCGAGGCGCTGACCAACAAGCAAACCCGTCTTAACACTACCATGATAAAAGCGCAGACCTTGCAGTTGTTGCGTGACCTTGGGTTTAGTGAAGCAACATTGCAATCTATGATAGAAAAAGACATGGGTGAAGACTTTGATACCGCGAAAAAAATCGCCAACGACCTTGTAAAAGCCAGGGAAACAGCCGCAGATGATGGCAATGGTGGCGCGCAAGGCGCTGAACCTACTGACAGCCAACCTAGAGACGAGCAAAACAATAGCTCAGATGACAGCCCAGATGATAGCATTTACATGGGGGATGATAATGAAGATTATTAACCATCGTGTAAATCCGCTTGAGGTGGCGGGGCAGGCGTACTCATCCTATCAGCGTAATTTGGATAACCTACTGAGTGACACTAGCAACCTTCAGTTAAACCTACAGCGCACCATATCGGGCAAAAAAGCGGTATTGACACCGCAATCAAACTTGCTTGAGCCCAGTGCGCTATTAACCATGCGCGAAGCTTACAATAACCTGTATAGCTATGGGGCAATTAAGCAATGCCATTATGCCGTATTTGCCAATGATATTTTTGGGATTCAGCAACGTGCAGGCGTGGTGATTCCTTGGTTCGCTCAAGCCTTCCCTATGTCATGGTTGGCCACTGAGGTTGACTACTCGATAGGTAGCGCTGAGAGCGAGAGCTTTCAAGCAGGCAGCCACCAGTTTAATTATTTGACCCAACAAAGCAGTGATACCATTGACGTGACGTTTATCGAAACTAACGGCGGTCATATCGCAAAATCAGCCAAGCTATGCAAAGACATCGCTATGCCAATCGATGGCACGGTCAAAGAGCCTTACCATTATACTTTTGCGCTATTTGTTATGGTGTTTGGTGGCACCCGCGACCTAAGAAACCCAACGCTTAAAGCAAGTTATCTTGCAGCTGTCAAAGAAGGTAGTATCAATTTATCGTCAACTGGGCGCAGCGAGATAGCCAAGACACAAGTAACCTTTCAGAAAATCCGGCCATTTTCTTTCAAGTGATTTTAGTGGAACACCCACCAATCACCTGACTATATTACCGCAAAATAGGCATATTACTGATATCAAGGATATATGCCCATGCAATACTACCGCAAACTACAATCAGCCCATAGCAATCAAACCCTAACCATGCTCGATGGTGCCCAAACGCAGCGTTATGGGCGTCTTGAACGTGGTGTCATCCAGGGCGATTGCCGCAACATGCAAGTAATTATTGCCGATAAAAAAGGCTTTGATGGCTTGGGTTTTGATGCCACTATCGGCAGCCAAGACGATAGCTATGCAGTCGTTAACTTATTTGATAGCGTTAATCGCTATATTGACTCGGTGGCTATTGCTGGGGCAGATGATGCTGACCAC